TCGTGTTTGGTGCTGCAAAGTAGAAGTTCGCGAAACTGACTCAAACATGGCCATGCGAGTTGGCCACCGAACAGATGGGGAATTTTCATGAACACTCCAGTTACGCTCACAGCCACAGTGGTGGAAGATGAAAATGGCGACCTGGCCCTGTTGTTCCCAGCCGATGTGCTGTCACGGCTGGCATGGACAGAAGGCGATGTTGTGGAATGGCAAGACACACCACAAGGTGTATTGGTGAGAAAGAGCACAGACAGTGACTCAGAACTGTAAAAGCAGTTTCTCTAGCACCAGGTGGCGTGGTGGCTCTGCTGTGTATAACTATGGAAATATAGACACCGCAGCAATACTCGCTGACCCCACATCAGGTGGCAACCTCTGGCCGCCAGCGTGGCGGCCGAAGCCGCCGCCACCTGCCATTGAGATACACAACGATCTTGGCGAAACACTATTGACTATCTCAGCACAGGGCGACGTCGAGTTCCTCAAAAATCCCAACCATGCTGCACAACAGCTTGTGAAATTGTGCCAGAATTATATTGATCAAAAGGCAGTCAGAGCCAGTGCCATGCAGCGAAGTTATAGACGTGGCGTGGAGAAATGCCTGCGACTGGCACGCACCATGGAAAAAGACCAGCTGATAGACTTGCTTGAGCGGGAAATCTCAGTTAGACTTGGCAGTGAAATGGCTCAACTACTGAAAGAAACAGGAGAAGAATAGTGTTTGGAAAAAATGAGATTGTGGGAGAGAAGTATTTCAAGGATGCTGGGGACAAGTTGTTTGTAACCAGCATCTTCCTGACCCTGCAAGGAGAAGGCCCATATCGTGGCGAGCCCGCTGTGTTCGTACGGTTGGCCAAGTGCAATCTTGCTTGCAGCTTCTGCGACACCTTCTTTGACGACGGTGATTGGATGACCACAGAGGAGATCGATACTCGCATCCACGACGTGATCAGCAAACACTTTCAAGGCGCAGTTCCCACATGGGCTGATTTGGTGTATGGTGCTGGCACAGACAGCGTTGCCAAACCACGCAACATGGTGCTGGTGGTAACTGGTGGTGAGCCCATGCTGCAAAAGAATCTGGGTCCGTTCCTGGAATATATGAGCAGCAGATTTGCCAAGACACAGATTGAAAGCAACGGCACCATTGTGCAGGCCATTCCCGCATCCACAACGCTGGTGGTCAGTCCCAAGTGTTCAGAGAAGCAGGGTGTTGCAGTGAAATATCTGGCTCCCAAGCCTGAGATGCTGGCACGAGCCAACTGCCTCAAGTTTGTCATGAGTGCTGATCCTGACAGTCCCTACAGTTCCGTTCCTGATTGGGCACATGAGTTCCGTGCCAACACTGGAAATCCAGTATTTGTCAGTCCCATGAACATCTACAACTCAGAGCCCAAGAAAAGCAAGCAGTTGCGAGCTGACACCAATCAGATAACTATCGAAGAGCGCAGCACAGTGGATGAGGTAATTTCCTTTTGGGAAGAAGGATTATTAGACATGAAGGCCAATCAGGCCAATCATGAATATGTGGGAAAATACTGTGCGCGACACGGTATGATCTTCAATATGCAACTGCATTTATTCGCCTCATTGGCTTAAGGAACTAATATGAGCATTCCAGTTAGATTTGATTGGTACGATCAAAATGGCCGGCTGTTGGCAGCCAATAGAGGCTTCTTCACCATCAATTATACAGATGATAGCGGCAACCTCAACACGCTCTCCAAGAGAATACAGGAATGCCCCATATCACGTCATCAAAAGTTTATTCATCCCGATGTAAGATACATTGTGCCGCATGCTGCACCAGATTACATGTTCGATCTAAATGATCCTGCTGCTATCTTACCCAACAGATTCAAGGAGACCCTATGAAAAAGAAACCATTTATCCCCTTTAGCTGGATGCCCGGCTCCTGGGGACTACGCGGCAAGACCCGAGAAATAGCACAAGCCGAATACGAACTCGATCAGGGAAATCTCCAGGAGCGACTCCTGGAGATCAATTATCGTGACGATCCCGAACTCTTGGCCCGCAAGAAACTGGATCTTCAGCTGTCATTCAGAGAAATCGACCAGTATCAATACGAAATTGCCTTGACAGTGTTGACGCACCCAGCGGAATCGGTGGAAAGAGCCCTGGCTCAGCTGGATGTGGACTTCAAACACAACAAGATCACACAGCCGCAGTATGATCGCAAGCGAGCCGATGCTTTGAAAGAACCCTGGATCAGCATGCCCAAGATCAACTGGGATCCTGTCAACAGCAACCGCACATATTTTGAACTGGACTACAACGAACATTTCATTCCCTATCTGCGTGAAAACGGCTACACTGGATCCGAGGATGATGTGCTGAATCGCTGGCTCAATGATGTATGTCAGGCTGTGGCCCTGGAAAATGTGCCCAACACTGGCATGGACTTCGTTGTGGACAACACCCGGCAATAACGCTTGACAACACTGAGCCATGCTGTATAACTGTGGTAACATTCAAGGATTATTCCCATGACCAGCACATTCATACTCGTCGATTCACAAAATCTCTTCATGAGAGTGCGTCATGGGGTGAGGACTCCCGATGCAAGCACTCAGTTCAGCCTGGCACTGCACATTGTATTCAACAGCATCAAAAAGGTGTGGCAGCAGTTTGATGCACACCACTTGATCTTCTGCCTGGAAGGCCGCAGCTGGCGCAAGGACATCTATCCACCCTACAAAGCCAACCGCAAGATTGCCATTGCAGCCAAAAGCACCACAGAACAAGCCGAGGACCAGGCATTCTTTGACGTCATGGATGAGTTTGTCACGTGGTTGCGTGACCACACCAACTGCACTGTGTTGCGCCACGCCAATGCAGAAGCCGACGACATGATTGCCCGCTGGGTGCAGCGGCATCCCGACGACATGCACATTGTCATCAGCAGCGACAGCGATTTCCAGCAGCTAATTGGTGAAAAGTGCTGGCTGTATAACGGCATTGCCGGCTTGCTCTATACCCACACTGGTGTATATGACAAGGATGGCAATATCGCCAAGAATGCTCGGGGTGAGGAATATCCCACACCGGATCCCCAGTGGTTGTTGTTTGAAAAGTGCATGCGCGGTGATCCGGGCGACAACGTCATGAGTGCCTACCCTGGTGTGCGCAAGACCAAACTCACCGCTGCCTTTGCCGATCGTCACAAGCAGGGCTTTGAGTGGCAAAATCTCATGCTGAGCAAGTGGACTGATCACCTGCAAGAAGAGCATCGTGTGCGCACGGTCTATGAGCGCAACCGCTTGCTGATTGATCTCACGGCACAACCACAGGACCTGGTGGAAAAATGGGATGCTGTGATGGAAAGCAGCATCATCACACAAACACGCCGCCAAGTGGGCATCAAACTGATTCAGTTCTGCAACGTACATGGCTTGGTGCGAATTGAAAAATACCATCAAGATTACTCACCCTGTTTCAGTGCCCCATACCCTGGCAATATTCACTTACATCCTGAACATGAATAGGAGGCAGGGGTCATGCGATGAAGAACGGACTGGTAGTCGACAAGTTTGGCAGAAAACATTGGTTTGTCAACGATCAACTGCATAGGACTGATGGACCTGCTCGTATATGGGGCATTGGCGCCGAGGAATGGTATGAGAACGGCCAACTGCATCGCACGGATGGACCTGCTGTTATCCGTGCAGATGACTCACAAGAATGGTGGAGCCGTGGCCAATTGCATCGGTTGGATGGACCTGCTTGGATTGGTTCCTATGGCTCACAATGGTATGTGAATGGCCAAAACATCACTGAACAGGTTCTATCATGGATGCAGCAACAGGCTGTTGTTTGGCCCTGGGACGATCAAACACAAATGATGTTTGTGTTGACATGGGGTTGACGTTATGCAAAAAATAACACAGTCTTAGACATGACACAGAATATGAAACTTAGAGAATTCACATCCACCAGCTGGGTAGCCACACTTCACGGTGAGAGGCAGGCACTGTTGGTCAAAACTCCCAATGTGGTGTTGTGGATGACACCAGATGGTGTGAAAGAGTTTGAAAGCATGGACATGCTGCAAAAAACCATCAACGCCAAGTTCACCATGGACGTCATCAAGACCCAAGAGATAAAACCCGATGTGGTCATGGTGGGATCCTGGCCCAGCAAACACCATGAAGTGTTTAATATCGAACAGGATCCTATTCCCACATACACCAAAACTGCCAACAGTGAAGTGAGATATGCTGCAGGATACTGGGCTTTATTGTTTTCCAACGGCTGGCAGGGATCATGGTGCCCCAAGCAACAAACACTGCTGGATTATCAGCATGCAGGACCCTTCACCAGCAAGCTAGAGATGCAGACTGCCATCAATCAGAAAAACAGTTTAGGACTGTAACATGGACCTCACCGCATTACAAGAGTTTCAGAAACAATACAAGACCGCTAGGGATCACAACAGCAAGGAGATCCGCCTCACCATTGCACAGGCAGAGCGACTCAGCTTGGCTGTGAGTGAGGTAACTGGTGCCATGATGATATTGCAAAGCGATCTCATACATGCTCAGCAACAGCTTATCGACGCAGTGAGCAATCCCAAAATCGACTGGAATGGTGGAAGGTTCTAATCATGCATTTGGTCTCAAGACCATGCCCTACGGATTTGCTGAAGCGTATGTTTGACGACACTTTGAGTTTTTCAAGCGGCGCTGTGGTGGCAGGCGGCGCTGCTCGATTGTTGTGGTTCAATGAACTGGCTCCACTGGAAAAACTCACACAGAATCGAGTTGTGACCCAAAGCGACATAGATGTGTTTGTTTACCCCAGTCACTGTGAATTTTTATTCATGAAAGACTATATAGAGCAGCGGTATGATCGCAAACCAAGTAGTGTGGGTATGCCTGCGCCGACATATGAGACTGTCAATGCCATTTCCTACAACAACTGTAAACTGGATGAGAAATTTTACAGCATACAACTGATCAAACGACATCGACGAGATCTCACCGATATATTTAATTGTTTTGATCTGGTCAACTGCCAGTTTGCAACTGATGGGCGCACAATCGTGGCCACGGCGCAAGCAGTAACAGCCTGGCAAGAACACCGGCTTGTGATGAATGGCCAATACGATAACAAGGCTATCAAACTGGATCGCATGCTGAAATATCTCGCCATGGGACTGATGCCCGATCGGATTTTGTGGAATCACATCATGACAAAAGCTGTGGAAGCTCGTAGTGTAGGAATGTTTCCCGATGGCGACTATGATTTCTGACAACATACGCCAGGCCCGCATGCAGAGCCTGTTGTGCAACCACATTGTGCCTGTCACAGACAGTGATTTGGCGTGTTTTGCTGGTGTAACAATGCCTCATCCCGACTTGTGCGTGTTCTTGATCTGGAGCATAACCAATCAACGCAGCAAGATGAAGCTTTGGTGGGGGCAAGGACGATGGCAGGATATTCAAAACTTGAATCCCCAACTTAGTTGGCCAGTCATGCCAACCATGGGAGCATGGGTACAAATTGTGAGCAATGTGATACAACACAAGCTTGTGAACATGCGCGATGAAGATGTGATAAATCTCTGTGCGATTTTCTGGCCCGACGAGCATGACCAGCCTGCTTCCTAACATGCCTGAACCGTTTCTGAGCCAACAGGGCTTGGTAAACTGGGTCAGCAATCAGCCCAACTGGTGCGTAAACATGCGAGGCCAGGGATTTAACCGCTATTTCGAAGTGCCTCAGAGCCAGAGCCTGCGTTTGACTGACTGGGGATTCACTAAACTGGGCAGTCACTGGTACAGCGACTGTATCAAAAGAAAAGAGCCATTGACCGGCTCGGAAATACTCACGGTGAACCGCATACTTCAATGCCCCTGGTGGCTGAGCCGACGACACCGGCATGTGGAGTTGCACACCTTTAGTCGACGTGCCCACATGGAATGGGCTCTTGTGNACCACGATCTTACCCGCTGGATAGAGTTCAGAAAACCTGTTGACAACACCTGACCCCTGTGTTAAAACAACACATACTTAACAACCAAGGAACTATGAAACATGGCTCGCGCCGCAACTAAATCTGCATTATCTGACGGCTTGTCGATTCCGCCCAGCCGCTTGCGCAATGCCATCATGCATTGTGTCAATCTCAAACAGCCGTTGATGATTTGGGGCCAACCAGGCATTGGCAAAAGTGACATTGTTGCAGATGTTGCCCGTGCCACTGGCCGGCCTCTGATTGATATTCGGTTGCCGCTCATGGAACCCACTGACATGCGTGGCATCCCCTACCTGGCAGACATCAAGGTTTACGACAAGAATGGCGAAATGCTGCGGGACGACATGGGCGTACCGGTTACCGAGAAAGAATTCCGCTGGAGCCCGCCCAGTGATCTGCCCACTGATGCCATGAGCAATGCATTGATCTTTTTCGACGAAATCAGTGCCGCACCTCCCAGCGTGCAAGCCGCAACCTACCAGATCACTTTGAATCGTCGTATTGGCACATACAAGCTGCCGGAAAATGCTGTGATGGTGGCTGCTGGCAACCGTGTGCGTGACAAAGGTGTTGCATACAACATGCCCACGCCGTTGGCCAACCGGTTCACCCACGTCACTCTGGAAGCCAATGTCGACGACTGGAAAGACTGGGCTATCAACAACAAGATCAATCAGGACGTTGTGGGATATTTGAGTTTCCAGCCTCAGGATCTCAACAACTTCAACCCCAGCCAGGAAGGCTATGCTTTTGCAACGCCGCGAACCTGGAGTTTTGTGAGCCGGATGATCGACGATACCAGCAATCTGGATGCTCGCACGTTGAGCGATCTCATCCGCGGCACAGTAGGCGATGCTGCTGGTATCAAGTTCATTACTTACCGCAAGCACACCAGCAGCTTGCCCAGTGCCCGCGACATCTTGGAAGGTCGAGTCAAAAAGATCAAGGATCCGCAGCCCGACATCATGTATGCGTTGATTGTTGCACTGTGCTACGATCTGTTCAATGGTTTTGCCAAAGCCAAGACTGCACAGACGCAGGGTGATCGCGACGCCATCAAGACTTGGCACCAAGTGGATGTGGACACTTTCCTGCGCTTTATCATGGATAATCTGCCCGCGGAACTGTGCGTGTTTGCCGGCAAGACGTTGCTGAGCAACGACCATGGCGTATCAATCAGCGGTCAATATCTCAAGAATTGGCAGGAATTTACCGACAAATTTTTAGAATTAATGCCCAACAAAACCTAATCAAACTGTGGGGCTGATTCAGCCCCAAACATGGGAGATAACATGGAAGACATTGAAAAGAAGATTACCAAGGCTCGCATCAAATTGTTTTTTGATCAGCCTTTCTTTGGAAATCTCACTATGGGCATGAAGCTGATTGATGCCACAAATGCTGGTTGGTGCCCAACTGCTGCGGTTGATGGTCGCAACATCTACTACAACAAGAAGTTTTTTGCAGATCTATCTCTGTCAGAGATTGTTTTTGTGCTCGCCCATGAGGTATTACATGTGGCAATGGACCATCTTGGGCGGAGATCACACCGGGATCCCAGTTTTTGGAACATGGCAACCGACTATGTTATCAATGACATGTTGATTAGGGATAACATCGGCACTATGCCCACAAAGCCAGTGGAAGATCCTGCAGAAAAAACCAAAGGTAACACAAGCCAACGTGTGGGCTTGCACAATCCCAAATACAGCGGCTGGAATAGCGAAAAGGTCTATGAAGATCTGGAAAAGCGCAAGGTCAAGAAAGAGCTCACTCTGGACGTGCATCTGGAACTGGGCAAGGACGGTGACAAGCAAAAGCCTGGCGGAGAGGGCAAAGATGGCCAGGGAAAGATCCCAGGGCCGGGTATCGAAATCAGCGAGGAAGAACTGGATCAGATCCGCGAAGAAATGCGAGCTCGTGTGATCCAGGCTGCACAGGCTGCTCACGCGGCCGGCAAACTTCCAGCCAGTATTGCCCGCTTGGTGCAAGAATTGACCGAACCCGTTATCAACTGGCGTGAGTTGCTGCGTCAGACTGTGCAGAGCTGTTTGACTGACGACTTTACCTGGCAGCGGCCCAATCGCCGGCACATGTACAGTGGCATCTTTATGCCCACGCTCAAGAAAGACGAAACTGTGGACGTGGCTGTGGCCCTGGACATGAGCGGCAGCATGAGCGATGACATGGTACGAGATTGTTTGAGTGAAGTGTATGGCTTGGTCACTAGCTATGCTGATTTCCGACTCAGTGTTGTGTGTTTTGACACTCGTGCCTACAACTATGAAGTATTCACGCCCGACAACATCGACGATCTACTGTCATACGATGCCAAGGGCGGCGGCGGCACTGACTTCATGGCGTTTTGGAATTACTGGCAGGACAACAACATCGAGCCCAAAAAGGCTGTGGTGTTTACCGACGGCTATTGTGGCGCCGACGGACCCAACAACGGCTGGGGTCCTGACAACTACTGTGACACGCTGTGGATCTTGCTGGGCGGCCGGCACAGCCAGATTGTGCCGGCTTTTGGCGAATATGCATATTACGAACCCGGCGAGGGCGTGACAGATATGGGCAGCAGCTAACTCGACAGCATGCTGGGTTGTTTTGTATCCTTGAGTTTCAAGGAGACACACATGAACAACCCAGCAGACTACCGCGAACAGCTAACCGAACTCACAGTGCGGCTGTGTGGCATGGTGGCCGAGCGCATCAGCTACGCCACCGAAAATCTCGAACGCAATGAACGTCGTCGCATCAATCGCATGATTGAAGACGACCTACCCAACGTGATTACAAATACCATTGCCAAGACTCCCAGCTTGCACAGCAGCCAAGGTGTTCAATATATGGAAAAGAATCTCAATAACTGGGCTGATGACTGGACTAAAAAGTTCTTGGGGGCAGCATGATGCCGCACGATTATTCTATGTATGGAACTGATGGTGTTGTCACGTATCAACCTCGAAGTCTTGATATCAATCTGAGCTGGCAAGTGATGGGAGGCCGTGCTGATGGCTACAGCGATGCGCACCGTCGCTTGGCCATGCCCGTAGCCGAGGTGATATGCATGCTCAAACGCGAGTCTGTGCGAGATTATGAAAAATACCTTGACATGGCATGTGAGCTCATGGCACTAAACACCCGAACACACGAACTCAGTTGGGTGCAGGACACGCTTCATGAAAACCCCACCGTGCGTGACGCCTGGGCACAGTGGCGCATGACCAAAGTCCTCAGCGCACGATAGAGACCTTGATTTACCGCATACCACCCCTATGAGCCATGCGTTTCTTGCAGACAAGCCCCAGTAGCACCACGCTTGCGAAGACTCAGGAACCATAGTAAATATGTTTTGTGCAATGCAGCAAACAAGAGAGAAACAAGATGATTAGCATTATGAAAAACATTTTTGCCAGTTTTGGCTTCCCCAACTGGGTCAACATCGTAACAAACACCGGGGATTTGGCAGGGTATTTCCGCAGCGAATACAAGAGCCAGGCTCCTGCTGCCTATGAATATTACCGCTGCACAGGCAAAATCAACTTCGACGCCTGATTGTTACAGGTTTATTAAACTGGAAAAAGGCACCCTGCATTGCAGGGTTTCTTTTTGACCATGTGTCCGTGACCGTGTAGGATTTGTCTACAAGGAGAAAGTTATGAATGTTGATCT